AGGGCTTTGAGAAAAGCCTGGAACGAGGTCAGGTAGCCTCCGTCGACTTCCAGGGATTTCATTTTCCTGGAGGTCTCTCTCTCCCTGCTTTCATGCAGGGTTTGATGAAGCTTGTGTTCGATTCTAAGACTGGGCGTTTGCTCCCTGAACCCGACATTACTGCCATCTTCTATATACGTCAGGTTTCCCTGATTTATAAGAAGCTCTTAATCGAGTGCGCTGAAAAGCGTACCCGGGCAGCCTATGCTACGTTCAAGGAGTGTGAAGATGACATCACTAAAAACCAAGCGACCTATTTTGGGCCGCTCGTTCCCCATCAGTCTTTACCGGATCACTATCGTGACTTTGGTTATATGGCTGATGTGCTCTGGAGTGGTGCTCTTGCTGATGTTACAAAACAACTTCAAGAGCTGTTCCACGTTCCGAAGCATGGGCCTGGTGCTACCGCAGAACGTATATCCGGAAATCGGAAATACGATATTCAGCGATGGCACGAAAGGCTCGATCCCTTCTTTCCTGTCGACGGTTTCGCAATGGTTAATGCGAAGCAGTTGCTGAACGGAGGGTTTCAGGGTTGTGATGTCGTCAAGTCCGGAGCCGAGGAACCCGTACGGGTTATCTCGGTGCCTAAAACGTTGAAAACCCCAAGGATCATTGCGATTGAACCTGTGTGTATGCAATACACTCAGCAATCAGTCAAAGAAGTCCTTGTTGACGCCTTAGAACGTCACCCATTGACGGCCGGATCGGTTAACTTTTCTGATCAGACTATCAATCAGGGACTGGCACTCTCCCAATCAAAGAAGAAGCGTCTTGCGACGCTCGATCTTAGTGAGGCGAGTGACAGGGTTTCCAATCAGCTGGTTATCCGAATGCTAAAGACGGTACCGGATCTTTCCGGTGCTATCCAAGCTTGTAGGAGTCTAACAGCTGACTTGCCTGGTTATGGCATTTTGCCATTGACCAAGTTTGCGTCTATGGGCTCAGCGCTATGTTTTCCCGTCGAAGCGATGGTTTTCTATACCATCTGCCTAGTCGGGGTGGCTAGAGCGCGTTCGCTCAGGTTCACTCAATCAACCATTAAGAAGTTGAAGAGTGAGGTGTATGTCTACGGGGACGACTTAATTGTGCCCGTAGATTGTGTGCTATCTGTCATTGAGTCCCTTGAAGCCTTAGGCCTAAAGGTGAATACCAAAAAGTCTTTCTGGAATTCACATTTCAGGGAGTCTTGCGGTATGGACGCATACGATGGACACAGGATCACTCCTGTGTACTGTCGGAAGGTCCTAACCGATGACAGACGTGACGGTTCTTTGGTCAGTTGGGTTGCTCTTTCGAACAACCTGCATTTTGCAGGACTTTGGAGAGCAGCACAGTACTGTAAGGAGCAAGTCGAGCTTATGCTCGGCAAGCTTCCCATAGTATCTGACCAATCCCCTGCCCTAGGATGGAGGTCCTTCGTTAAAGGAGGACTCACCACCTCTCGCTGGAACAAGGACTTGCACAGACATGAAGTTCGTGCGTATACTTGGTCCACGAAACCAAAGACTTCTAGAGTCGATGGCTATGGCGCTCTCATGAAGTTTTTCCTAAAGAGAAGTGAGGGTAGAACCTTGCTCTCCATTCTGGGCGTAAACGTCCCAGAGGATAAACAGCATTTAGAGAGGTCCGGCCGTTCCTCAGTCGGTAACATCAAACTGAGGTGGGTCCCGGTCTTGTAAGACGGACGCTAAGTCCGCGACAAAGTCCCGGGTTCAAGCGCTGGAGTAATACCAGCGTGGAGGAGACGTACCGTGCTACGTAGC